GAAAATAAGTAATCATTTCCATGAAAAGTTTATCACAAAATCTAACAAATTACTAAAAAACCTTCAAATTTCAAGAGACAAACGCCTTCCAAAACTTGAAAATATTATAAAAAAGTTATCTGATAGAGATGAAATTTTCGTAAAGAATACAAGGAGAACCTATGTAAAGACACATAATTACATTAGTTTCGGTACAAGTTGGTGTAGTTTCCACGGAATAGATCTAGATGCTTCGAAGTATTGTGAGGATACCCTTGATGAAAAACAAGAGGTAACGGATTACGAGCTATGGTTAAGAAAACAACATAGCCGTACCACAACTACTGTCGAGAATACTTCTGATTTTACAGTCGAGTCACTATGTGAATGTGATGAGATGGATAGTAAAACTGTAGATATTCGAGACCTATTCGTAATTTCTAATTCCTGTTCTGATGAGCAATCAACAAAACAAAACTACACAATCGAAGAAAGAAAACAAGAAAAGAATTAATGTCGTCACTGGCGCACAGAGGAGAAAAACCTCAAATAGTAAGGGCCCTTCAGTTTCAAACATGAAGACTGCTCGCAACAATAATCCTTCTGGAAGATTTACTGGAAATACATTTCGCGTAAAGAAGCGTGAATTCATTCTAGATGTTGTACCTTCATCTAAATTCACACCGATCAAAATAGAGATAAATCCCTCTCTACCTCAATCCTTCCCATGGTTGAGCGGTATAGCTCCTTCTTTTCAGAAATACCGCATACACAAGTTTCGTGTATGTTATGAACCATCTCAAAGTACTGTTGTACCAGGTATGTTTATGTTCGCTCCCGAGTTCAATGTGACTGATGGATTACCATCCTCGAAGTCAGAACTCCTAGAATATTCATATGCAACAAGAGGTCCTATATGGAAGAGTTTTTTAAAAGAATTCTCCGTAAAAGACATGATGCAATATAAAGATTACTATGTACGAAATAGTGAGACGAGTAATTTAGTATTGTATGATCCATTTTTCCTGGTAATAGCAACTGATAATGTCAGTACTGATCTCCTAATCCTAGGTGAGATATGGTTCGAATATGAGATTGAATTCTCTATTCCTCAAACAGTAAATAACACGACGAATGGACTCCTCAATCACA